TATGGCCCTCCTAACTTCGCGTATATACGCTAGAGTATGTTAGAAAGTACCCCCATCAATTGATGATGACCATTCGGGAGTACCGGAGTTAGATATGAGTATATACCCATCTGCTCCTGCTGCGGTAGCATTTATGCCACCAGTACCATTGCCGTATAAAAGACCATTTGATGTAAAGGAGCTTCGTCCTGTTCCGCCATCTGCTACGGCTAAATCTGTAATTCCTGTTATGCTTCCGCCTGTAATTGCTACTGCACTATCTTCTAAGTGTGCAACTACAGTACCTATCGCGTACCCTGTTCCACCTGTATTTACAGTTGTAGTAGGAGCCGCTTGAGTATCTTTAAAGAACTTCCATTTTCCACTATCACTAGCGTCTCTAAAAAGTCCTGAATATAGATCTTGAGAACCTGATGTATCATGTAATCCGTATAAACCAATATCAACACTGTCTGCCGTATTATTACCAGTCGCTAAAGCTAGTAAAGGATCTTCAACAGCCATAGTTGCAGTATTAACAGTAGTAGTTGTACCATTTACCGTCATGTTTCCAGTAACAGTTAAATTACCGGAAGTAGTAACATTCGCTGCAGTAATGTCATCTGAAACAAGCTGTCCATCTACAGTAACGTTATTAAATTGAACATTACTATTAGTTGCTACGGCTTGGCCAATACTAATTTCTCCAGCATTATAACCTATACCCGTACCTGCTGTAATATGAGCCCGCACTTCTGCAGCACTTGGGCCAGTATAAGTAAATACACCATTAGAATTATTATAGGCTAAAGACCCGTCGCCTCCAGCATCTGTTACACTTACTAAACTTCTTGTTGCTGCATCTGTTTTGCCATTAAAAGTTATTTCATTATTACCGACAACAGTATCAATATTAGTTCCACCAGTAAACGTTAAAGTTTGACCAGTACTAAAAGAATCATTTGTTCCTGTGTCTGCTGATAACGTAAAATCACTAGCTGCAGGAGCTACCCAAGAGGCTTGTCCCGAACCATTAGTTGTAAGTATTTGATTTGCACTACCATCTGCTTGTGGCCATTTTACTCCATCAAGAACAATATCTCCAGTACCATTTGGAGTAATAGTTATATTGCCATTAGTATCACTAGAAATAATAGTATTGCCATTAAAAGTTAAATTATCAACTTTTAATTGATCCAACTTACTATTAGCATCAGCTATCAATGCACTGGAGGCTGTCAGAGTTCCTGCGGTGTGGTCAAGCATATTAGTATATAACTTACCACCAATTACTGTTACTTCTGCATCCCCGGGGTTTCCAATAAATAATTTATCGCTGTCAGAAGAATACGCCATTTCCCCTTGATTAAGAGAAGTTGGTACGGCGGTAGTATCACTTCGTTTTATTTTTACTATTTGTGCCATGGGGTTACTCTAAGCTAAAAAGCTCCTGCATCGACTATATCTGAGTCTCCTGGTGGTGTTCCAAGCATTATTGGAACCCACTGAAAAACTCCAGTTGATGTTTCTCTGTATACTTTGAATTCGTCATCGTCTGTATCATACCAAGTATCGCCCTCACTTACAGTAGCTCCTGTAGGTGCAGCGGCTTGTCTAAAATTTTGGTCTGCTAGTTGTTCTAGGGCATCCTGTACGTTTGTTGCCGTTATAGAGCCATACGCATCACTAGCTATACTTGCTGCATTATCTGTAACTGTGGGTAAAGCTAAATTATAAGCATTTATTTCTGTGACTTGATTAGTTAAACTTAGAGCAGTGCTTGTAGTTGAGGTCTCTACACTGGTTACAGATTCTGTAATCTCTACTGATATTGGATTTAAAGCCATTATCTAGTTACCTCCGGTGTTAAAATAATAGTACCTTCCATTAATCTTTGAACTATTACATTACTATTTGTATATATTTCCAGATCATAATAATACTTGCCTGCCGATATAGCAGAAGTAGTTGCGTTTCCGAGTTCCATTTTTAATTCTCCCGCACCAGCATTTGTAACTGTACAAGTAAAAGACGCTGCCACAGTAGAAGCACTTTTAGTGGTTCTCATTTGCGCTCTAGCCGAATAGCCAGAAAGATTCTTTGCTGATCCACCCTCTTTTACAGCTAAGTCGAGTGTAAAATCTGAACCTTGATCTATTGTTAAATTATACGCTGCTGCAGTCATTTAGATTCTCCATGCTGTAATTATAGCAAGCTCGACATTTTATGTCAAGAAATTTTTTTGGCTACCTCTTCAGTTGTGATTCTCAATCAAAAAAATCGTTTTTGCCAGGTATTATCCACACAAGTATATACAAGCAATTTGTTTCACAGTGCTTGCAGATGCAAATGTTACCGCTTCTCTAGCTTTGGCAACAGTACAAGACCGAATAATATCATCATCTTGTTTCATGCCCTTACCAGTAGTAGAAGAAGATACAATTAAATCTCCGATTTCTATATTACCATTCTCGCCACAAACATTAACCTGACCTTCCCCCACTGAATTCATTGCTATAACAGTTTTATTTGCAACGATTGAGGAATGGTCAGGATCAATTATATAAGAAGTAGTTGTGGTAATATTTGGTTCTGTACCTACATTAGTAGTTACTGCTTTTGCCAAAGGCACGGGAACATGATTAGGAATTTCTTTAACAAATACACCTACTACAGCCTTTTGATTTGTGGAAGTAGAACGAGTAACATTTGTAATTACATCAGAAACAGAACTAGCGTGTGCAACCCCTGTATCTACTAATATATCTCCTACTACGCAAGTTTCTGAATCTGCTAATAAAGCATCGTGGCTTCCTGTAAAAGGCCCGATCGCTCCCTGATAATAAAGTGCATAGCTCGCATCAGCTATATGCACATAATTAGTAGAAGAATTATTATTTGTATCACTCGCAAACTTCCCCGCCCAGCTAGGTGTAGCTAATTCACACCACGTTCCATCACCATTATCATCTTCAAACCTGCTCCCTACTGTATCATTTGCAAGCTGTGCTCTATTTCTATATGTCAAAGTATTTATAGAAGAACTGTTCGCAAAAACAGCTGCATAAATCCCGTCATCGCCCGTCTGAGCACCTAGTGGAGTGGTGTTACTACCCCCTCCGAAGAAAAGACCTGCTAATCTACTACTACTAGCTGCTGTTGCTCCAATTACTGTAGTGAATCCTGAATACTCTGTTGCTCCATTAAATGCAAATTTATCATTGCTGCTTCCAATAGCATTATTACCAGACTCTATTCTATTTGCGCTAATAGAATCAGCTGTGATTTTACCTCCAGATATTGTAGTAGAATTAGCATTTACATCAGCAGCAGCATTACCTTCGCCTAAAGGAGTGATGGCAGAACTAGGATTATTAATATTACCTAAATCTACATCACTCTTAGTTGTATATTCATTTAAAGTATTAGCTTCAGTTAAAGTGGTAGTACCAACTTGAACTGAGCCAGTAAATGAGCCCCCTGCAGCACTGAGGTCTCCACTAAATGTACCGGAAGCAGCTTCAAGAGCCCCCTTAAATTTAGCATTTCCACCAGTATCAATATAAAATTCTTTTGCATGGATACTTCCGCCAGAATTAAAAGTAATTCCTCCAGTAGTATATCCACTAGTATCTTTAGTGCCTGAGAAAATTGCACTAGAGTCTATTGTCCATCCACCTACTTGGCCTGCTGTTTTATTTGCTGAATTTACTTCTGCAGCAGTAAGATCTGTAAATCCAGAATCATTACTAAATCCTGATATATTGATACTACTGGCGTTATCTAAAGTAATATTTCCTTTTATATCTAAGGCGCTACCTGTCCATTTTAAATAGTTAGTGGAATCTCCAATATTTACTTTAGATACACTACTGCCTGAAGCTTGTCCTATCCACCAACCAGCTGTAGTTGATTCATATGAAGTTTTAGCTCCCCCTATATATACACCCGAACCTCCTTGTATATATGAAGAACTTATTGTCCAACCACCAACACTACCCGCTGTTTTAGCTGCTGTATTTGCCGCTGCTGCTGCCGCTGCTGCTGTAGTTTTAGTATTTGCTACATCATCATTAGTAAATCCAGAGTTATTATTAAATCCTGATATATTGATACTACTAGCATTGTCTAGAGTAATATTTCCTTTTATATCTAAGGCGCTACCTGTCCATCTCAAGTATTGAGAATTAGTTCCTATATCAAATTTAGGAGTACTGCCTGTATTTCCTAACCAAAATCCGGCTGTATTTTGACCATAACCTGTTTTAGCACTAGCTATGTATACATCCGAACCTCCTTGTATATGTGAGCTAGTTAACGACCAACCACCTACACTACCCGCTGTTTTAGCTGCGGCATTTACTGCTGCTGCTGTAGTTTTAGTATTAGCTACAGTGTCATCTGTAAATCCTTCATCATTATTTAAATCCGAAATAGCTTTACCCGATATACTAATACGATTAGCAGATACTGTACCAGTAGTAATTTTACCTCCATCAATAGTAGTGGTTCCAGTTGAACCAAAAGAAAGTTGTCCTCCAATACCATCCTCTACCTTATTAGTTCCATTAAATCTTACTAAACCTGTAAAATTTGTTGCAGTATAAATAGTTGTACCAAAGTTTGGTTCAACACTCCCATCTCCTGCACTAGCTTCTTCTGCTGTCCAATATATATAATACATCTTAGAGTCGCTAGTTCCACCCGTAGCTGTAGGAGCAGTTAAACTCCAATTAGTAGCCCCTGTGCCCATAACACCCCCTGTCATAGCACCACTAGAAAAAGTATAAGTTACATTTGAGCTGCTGGGAGCGGAAGAAGGGGGGCTTGCCTGCTGAGTATTATAGTATAAATACCCATTTGCGTTTTGTTTAGCTGTTGCGGAACTATCGTCTCCATCTTTCATAAAAGGAATAGTAACAGAAGCTGTTTGTTGTAAATCAGTATTAGTCTCATCAGCGGCTTCTGCTATTGTAACAGTAAATTCTAAATCTGTGGTAACAAAAGCGTCTACTTTATCTAAAGTATAAACAAAAGTTTTTCCACTAGTAGGATTTTGAAAGCTAGAATGAGCACTTTGACTAATTTCTGAATTATTAAATCCAGTACCAGTTATTTTAAATTTAGGGCTAAGAAATCCATTTCCATTAGCAGTAAGAACTAAATTAGTATAAGAAGTAGTAAGTGTAGGAGTACCGTTAAAATTCAATAAAGAAGGAGCTGCTTCCAAAGTAGCGACTCTACTTCTAGAAAATACATCCGGGTCTAAGGTTAAATTAACAGGAAATATTCTAAAAACACCGTCATCCTTCCTTACAGAATAAATAATGGCATCATTATTCGGATCTACAGTTAATCCCTGTTTCTTAATTTTATCTGAGCCGGTTCCTGCTACACTTATAGCAGTACTAAAAGTTTTATTAATGTCTAAAGAAGTGTTTGACTCTATCCAAGTTATTTTTGCTGCTTTTGTACTACTAAAATATATTATATCGCCCACAGAATATTCAGTAGTAAAACTTGTTCCAACTCCTACAACAACATTTTTATCTGCAGCTACAGTTACTGCTCCAGTTTTTTCCACAAAAGTACTTTCAGCTGTAGTATTTCCAGTTCCCGCATCATACCAATAACCTAAGCCTAGATTATTAGTAGTAGAGTAAACTTGGTCTTCCCATTTAACAAGTTTTAAGGGGTTATTACTATCACTAGCATCAAAAAGAATATAATGAGATTTTCTCATTGCTTCATCTTCAGTAAAGTTTCCATAAACTAAAGACGCTATATTACTACAATCTTGAGTATACCTATCGGCATGCCCATTTTGATACTTATGGTAAACCTGAGGCATTCCTGCACTAGCGAAAGACCATCCTGTTGCATCTATAGTTTTAAATATGCCTGTTGTAGCATTTATAAAACACTCTGTGCTTATAACTCCGCCTAAAGGCACATCATACTCTCTTGAAACTTCAGGCCTAGTATGCGAATTAGTAATTTGAAAATTACGTATAACTTTTTCTGATCTTAATCCGTCCGCAGCATATGATTGTATTCCAATACTGTATGTACCTTCAGGGACTTCTACAGTTCCAGTAGACACATCTGCTGCTCCCATTACAAAAGGAGAATCATATTGTGGAAGGTTATGAAAAATCTCATAACCTTCTATCTTATCATAAATCTCGTCGGAATTAGCAGGATCTCTTGGAGGGTCCCAATTAATTACTATATTACGTTTCCTATCGCTCATGTTTGCCCCTGTACTTCAACCCTTAGATTAGAAGGAGCAGGTAAAGTCAGAGTGGGCTCCAGAATACTATCCACATAAGGTCTTCCAAAATCTTCATCTACTGCATCAAATTTCTCATTAAAATGTTCCACAGCAGTTATAGAAAATTCAGTCTTATTCGTTTCAGTTACTCCTAAAATTTTATACATCTTCTTTGATCCTTCTCGTTCTAATCCACTGGAGGTAACTGTTTCTTTTAATACCCAAATAGCTTCCCGATGGGCGTCTTGTCCGGCAGTAGTAGAAAAAGTTGAAAATCCACCACTAGCTACTGTTAAAGATGTTGCAGTGCCAGCACTAAATGTGATCGCTTTAGTTTGTACATGGGTATAAGGCGCCCAAGTAATTTGTATTATGTTGTTAGTAGAAGAATCTTGAATATTAGAGGCTGATTCCTCATCGGTATAATGTGAAGAAGGTATAAGATCCCCCATTACAAGACTCCCAGTACTTAATGTTGCCGAATCTTGAGCTAAAAATGCTGCGGACTCTTGAATAAGAACACTTACTTCATAGGTACTACCGCTATTTAATGTTATAGTCCTATCTAAAGGTATAGTAGTGGCATTAAAAGTTCCAGTATTAGAAATTCTTCCACTATATGAAACATCATACCTATCTGCATCTTGAACATTTATCACGTCACCAGGGCCTATAAAAGCTCCTGATATTGCTGTTTTAAAAGTTACTATTTCTTGCTGATTTATAGCAGTCCATAGTTTCCATCTCCCATATCGAGTAGCTTGCCCTCTAGAAGTGCAACCAAAAGCTACGGCTTCTTCTATAATTATTTTTCCTGTTTTAACTATATTTTCCCTGTCCTCTACTAAAAGAGTTTCTGCTACATAATCATTTTCAGGATTATTCCAAGTGACTGCGACTTGATTGGATCTTAATTTTGACCCTGTTCCTTCATATTTAAAATTTCCATCTATTACATTACCTTTAGTAAAATTATAAATAGGGTCTCTTTCTTGATCTATTACAGGTAAAATATTACCCTCAGACCAATACAATATAGCCCTAAAAGTAGTAGCCATATCTTTAAGAACTTTATAAGCTTCAGTAGCTTTTGTTAAATAAAGATTAGCTCTGAAACGGGGTTCCAACCCTCCTTTTCCGTCTGGCACTAACTCATCGCAATATCTAGCAATTCTATATAACGCATATTTATCTATATCACTAGTATTTATCCAAGTTCCTAATCCATATCTATTATTAGTAACTATATCATAAAATACCCAAGCCGGATTATCAGTATATACATTATCATCAAAACCTCCATCCCAATCTTGTTCAGTTGCTGTAAGCGCCATTGTAGTGCCATTACGTTTATAATTAGCAATACCATTAGCAGCTTCTTCTCTAGTAACATAATTATTCGGTACCTGTATTAATCTACCCATACACTCATAGCTTCTTTTAGGTACATTTTGATATTGTTTAGCACTACATCTAACATGAGCGACTGCTGTATAAGGGTGATTAAGTTTTTCTTGTAATAAACAAGTAGTAGTTGTCCAAGTTGAATTTAAAACAACAGAATTATTGTCGTCATACCCAAAGTCACGTTTAGGCCCTTGATCATCTCTACTAGCTCTAGTAATTCTAATTTTAAAATCTTCGAAAGGCTTATATAAGCCCATAGATATATCTTCTTGTAAAAAGAAAGGACTATCGCTTGCTGCGACATGATAAGTGAAATCCCCTCCTTCACCATTTATATTTACCCAATCTTCGAAGCCATTTCCTCTATTTATGGATATTTCAATTAAATATGCAGCTAATCCTTCATAAGTTTGTTCGACACCTCTTGATATTAATCCAGCAGGATAATGAATTACCAATCTAACCCTATCTACTTGACGTGCCGTTGAACTAGAAAGGCCAAAATCAGAAGAGGTCTTCGTATATGTAGTTGCTCCTGATGTACTTGGCCAAGAGGTTCCAGACTCTGGATAATCAAGGGCTTGATTTATGCTTCTAGTGATAGAAGTTGACCCACTTCCCCCATAAACATCGTCTATAGGTTTTTGTTGTAAAGTACCTGTTCTAAATTGATAACTAAATCCATCTACTTCTGTGGAATCAGATATAGTTTGAGCGTTTGGTAAGTCCCAAGCAAATATTGAATTAGTAATATCTCCTGACCATGAACCTGTAGCTATATTCAAAGAACTTTTTAAGTCTAATTCAGTCGCACTTATCTCATCAATCTCAAAAGGGACTAAAAGTTTAAGATCATATTTATTATCATTACCAGAAGTATTTATCCAATTAAGTGGTGTACCGCTTCCATCACTATGAACTTTTGCTTGAGTGGCAGAAGTTTTTTCAATAATACGCCCCTTAAATCTAATAGAATTATCGTCTGCGTTTGTTAAAGTTATATACGGCCAGTTGGATTGATTGCCTCCTGGAGGGAGTATGCCAGCTACCATATAATCCTCGAAAAAATTCGATGGAGCAGTAACGGTAAAAGATATTATATTAGTTGAATTATGGATCGTAACACTACAACCATTTATCGCTCCTATGCCATCCAGTACTAGATACTTCTTTAACCCATTCCCTGATGTCCATGGCTCTAGATTTTCAGGCAGGTTAGATATAGTTACGGTTTTATCGTTAACAGTAGTATTAAACTCTACAGCTGCGGTTGTAGTCACTCCTGCCTGTTTTCTAGAAGCTGCGGGGGCATTATCAAGATATACAGAACTTGCTCCATATGGAAGCCCCCATATAGGCCCTTCAGACACTATATCGGTAAAACTCATAACTTGATTTAGCAAAGGAGTTCTTTTGGGGATGCTAACACCAGTTATCTTCTTCGTCCACGTTTGTATAGTAACTCCGTCCATTATTGTAGATGCACCCTTATAGTTTCGCCGCCACCGCCTGACTGATCTCCCGATGCTTTTCCGGGCTCGCCTCCGCTACCATAAAGCGATGCATTATCCGTTTTATTTGTTAAAGCTACTGATATAGGTTGTCCAGGCACTCTCATTTTTCCATATAATAAAGGAACAGGATCTCCTTCTACTATTAATGCTTGTTCCCCTGAAAATAAATAACCCTCTTCGGCTTTTTCCTCAGTAGCAGGGTCAGGAGCCATCATCATTTGTATACCTTGTAATGCTAATGATGTGCCTATTCCTATTAAGGCTGCACTTGCTTGTCCTGCGGAAATTGCTCCTCCCAAAAGACCTGCTGGAGGTATCATAAAACTTACTGCAACGAGTAATACTCCTGTAAGTATCATGCCCACTTCACTTTTTGAACCTGCGGGCACCGCTGCAATAGTAACATCCCCTTCTCTAATAGGAGTGAGTAAGTCTTTCTCTTCTATACCTTTACCTGCAAAATTAATTGTGAATCCTATCCCTTTAGCGTCACTTTCTAATAAATATCTTTTAAATCCGGGTCGATTACATTCAATATTTCTAATTATCTCACTATAAGTATCCGCGCGCACAGAGAACTCCGAACCAAATAGCTTCTCTATTTCTCCTACTAAATATACTTTACGCTTCATACCTATATGCTCTTCTAAAAAATTTCTTCCATAATGGATACATATTTTCTCTACAAGATATTCTATTTTCCATATGATGGTAAAATAAATCGTTACCTAAATAAACTCCGCAATGATTAGGAATACTTGCTTCAACTGTAAAAATTAATAAATCATTCTTTTGTAAATTATCTACAGGAGTAAAACCCCATTCTTTAATGTGTTCCTCCGTCATATAATTTTCGCCAGATTTCCACCAGTCTTTTTTATATGCTCTTTTCTTTTTTAGATCAATGTACAGTTCTTTTCTATAGTAATCTCTTACTGCTTCTAAACAATCTGTGACGCCCCATTCGTACTCTCTGCCTATTAAAGGAACATCAGAATTTTTTGGCTCTAACTTATAACAATCCATGCTAGGATAGCTAAAAATATAATATGGCACATCTGAAGCATTGCAATATTTTATATCTGTTTGACTAGGTTCGCAGGAAGCGTGTACATGACTATGTACTATTCCTACAATATCATGAGTATGATGTATATCAACATACTCATTCGGATCTAGTACAAAATCATCATCATCTACAGCTATATTAGTACACGGAATCCATTTTAACTTTCCTCGCTTTACTGCTAAAACACCACAACCTTCTCTAGGGGCGCACCTTCCAAAGTGCGAAAACATCTCCGAGAGAAGTATAGAACTAATCATCGATACTTTTCACTCCCTGGAAATCCTCCAAAAGGCATTATCTGGTCTGTATTCTTATTAACTGAAGGCATATTACTTCCATGCTGATACTGAAACCTAGACTTACATGAGCTTAGTAGTTTTCCACATATATCCCCTCGTATCCAATATTGAGACCCTGTAGCAGGGGTTTGTCCTACTGGAGTATCTCTTGTAGCTCTCCAAATTGTATCTGCATGCTCTACATAAGTATGATCATCTTTATCATACGTATAAGGGCCAGTGGAGCTAGTCCAGCTAGTATAAGACCATACTCTTGTCCAGAACGAAGACCCAAAAGCGGGGGTATTACCAGTATGAGAAGTGGAGTTAGATCTCCATGTATGTCCTCCATACCTTACTATATTATCTTCACCATAAGGTGTACTAGCACTATAAACACTGCCCATAGTAGTAACATCTCCAATTACTATAGGTTCATCGTTTACATTAAAATAAGCTTTATATTCTGTACCCGCTACTGTTATTTTACTATTAGTGGGCCAAGTACACCCTCCTCTGTCTCTACCTGCTCCTTGATACTCCCACATACAATATTTTCCTACAACAATTCTACTAGGTAATTTTATTCCTTCTAAGTCTGCTGCGGAAGCTAATTCAAAAGTTATAGATAGCTTATTTTCACTTGCGATTCTATCAACTATGAATTTTTCTGTTGGAAATTCGATAGGAGGGTCGTCTGTCCCCGTATCATCGGTTTCACCAACTAGATATTTTTGTAGGGTTGTACGTCTAATTAATCTTTTTCCAATTAGATCTTTATTAGTTAGAGTACCTATAGCATCTCTAAATGTTGATAATACATTTGCTACAGTTAAAGTAGGACGGGCAGAGGCGCCATCTGTTTTTCTTTCTATTCCTTTTAGTTCTATAGGAATAGCGGTGTAAGTTCTTGCAATATAATCACCATCAGTTGGAAGCTTATCTCTAAATTGTACAGTAGTTATATCGGCTTCAACTGCCGCAGAAAAATACAAAGTCCCAGACGAAAGTTCTAACTCGAAAAGCTCTACCAGTGCGCTGCCGGGGTCCTGTTTCTGTACTGCATCTATTAACTCTGTCATGCTTCATAAACCCTTCTAAATTTTGCGGAGGCACTATAAAAGTCTCCGTAATCGTAAGTAATATCAAAACTATCACACACTACTTTAATTATTCTTTCACCTGCAGTATCAGGAGAGGTATTAGAGAGTTGGTTACTATCAGGAATAGTAAAATTAAATGCTGTAACTCCTTTTAAAGAATCCAAATATCCTACAATATCATCTATATCTGCTTTTGGTCTAGTTTGAAAAGATACGCTGAATTCTTCTTTTATATTATTAATTCCGTCCGCGAGACGTTGCTCATATCCATCACCAAAAGTAGCTAAATGCACTTTTGGCGTAGAGGATCTTTTTAAAGATTTATCTGGACGAATAGTAGTATCTGCAGCCGGATGAGCGGGAGACGAAATAATTGATCCAGCAGGTATTACAAATCCAATAGCCATTATGCAGTTCCATATTTATTAAGAATTCCACCAGCCCGTTTCTGGTTCTGTAATTCTTCTTGGACAGCAAAAGCGATGGCTCTTCCCAGCCCTTCGTTGTCCTGTCCACCCTCTACTTGAGTTTGACCATCAGATGAAACATTTACAGTTACATTATTAGTCTGTGCGGAACTTCTCATATCTACAGGTATGGATTTACCGTTTGGTAGAGGTACTATTGCTTCATTATATTTGCCCTCTCCTACCATACCAAGTGTCGGACTAGTAGCTATACCTCCATGCGCATACTTACGAAAGCCTCCTTTTACTATGCCTCCATTAGCCATGCCAAACAGACTTAGAAGACTCATCCAGCCGCCACCTCCCATGCCGCCTCCGAAGATTTGTCCAAATATGTCACCTAAACCGCCAAATAAACCACTTAATCCTGAGAGAAATTCACTATCTCCACTAAAAAAGGTTCCTAATTTATTCATCCATGGGGCGTCAGCACTAAAGAATCCGGTTAGCTTACTCATGAAGCCGCCTTTCTTTTCTCCAGTAAACTTAGCAGTATCTTTTCCAAACATACTACCTAACTTTTCTGCATTTGTAGGGTCTGCTTTTTCTGAAGTACCGGGCGTTCCTAAACCAGTAAGATCACCTTGACTAGTAAATCCTGTTGCTCCCATTTGTAAAAGAGCTCGCTCTACATGGGTATCATGAACATAAAAAGAGTTTGGGTTTTCCCCCCGCTTCAGAGACTCTCGCATATCTTGTAGCATACCCTCCACATTGAAAGGATCGCTACCAATCCTGTATGGATTAATTTCGGGCGCGTATTGACTATTGGTACCAGTATCGTCGATGCCAAAATCTCTACCGCCCGAATTTAGAATACTATCTATTTTGTCTTTACCTGAGAAATCTATTGGACCTCGCGAATTACGCGGATTAACTCCAAAACCAGGCGTGTTAAAAATCTCATCAGCTGAAGGGCTCCCTCTACCGCGCTCCGTCAGGGTATTAACGTTTGCCCC